GTCCTGAACTCGCATTTCGTCAAGGATTGCGGCGGCTGCCATAATGCAATCCTCGCACATCCTCGGCTCTCCTTGATAACGCTGGTCTGAACGTGTGATTATGTACGATACGCGATTGTGGCATCCTCGGACCGTACATAGTCGATTGCGTTTGAGAAGTTTAAGCGGCTTTGTCGTCCTTTTTATAGGTGAAGGCTTCGAAGGCTTCATTATTCGCTCCTTTATGTTGCGCGCATTCTGCGCAGTTTGCGTTTATGGGTGTTTTTGCGGATTATCGACTCGATTTCTGACATCTGCGGTTTGGGTACCGTTATGCGTGATACGCAGTAGTATCTTAGCGCATCGCAGATGTGAGTGATCTCGTGAGGCTCTGTCGCCGCATCGCCTATCTTGTTATCGTCGTACTGTAGCGCCTGCATGTGTCGTATCAAAACCGGACAGGTGCTGAATACCCTCAATCTGCTGTGCGGCGGGTTCTCTTCGACTTGGCTCTCTTCCTCTTTTTCAGCTTGGTAGTTTGGCGAGTTTTCGTACAAGATATCGTCGCGCGTCGGCTTGTGCTTATCTTCTTTTGGCATGTCAGACATTATCTTAATGTGGTCTTTGACCGCCTGCCAGCCTTGTATGCGGTCATTGCTTGCCTGAGTAAGCGACACGCCGTTGTCGCGGAATATCTCTGCCATTGTTATACCGGAATCCTTTGTACGCCCCCATAAATCAGGCGGTGCGTATGTGATGTATATTGTCTCGCCGTATGATCGCTCTATGATCTTGCGTGCTGCCTCTGCCACTATCAAATCCGGCTCGTGCAACTCTCTGTAAACATACTCGTCGCCGGTATCGCTAACCGCTATCCACAGGCAGGCGAGCATGTCAAGACCGTAGTCAATCGCTCTGTACCTAAGCCAATGCGACGGTATCTCGAAAGGCTCCACAACGTGTGTAGACGGCTTGAACTCCGGAAAGAATCTGCCCTCGTATGCGTTCCAATCGCCTTCAAGCAGCGCTGCTCTCCTGTCCGGAGGAAGTGACTCCAGCTGCTTAACGTAGTCCGGCATAGTCTGCATGAGCACCTTATTGTCGTAGACCGAAGCCGGAATGAATGTGTAATCGTCGGGGTTTTCTCCGTCCCGGAAGTCGCGGTCGATAAACAACCTTTTTACCCACTCGTGACCGACTCCGCCAGGGTTGCACGCTCTTTAGATACACTCGTTTTGGCAGCCCATTTGTGCCGCGGACGCAAAGCTTTAGCTCGTTCCATACTTCTTCCGTGATCGTTGTTGCCTCGTCGATCATGAGAATGTCGTACTCGTGCCCCTGATACCGCACAACGTCGCTGTATGTGGCGCAGTATCCGTACTCGATTGTGGAACCGTTTGGGAACTTAAACGTGTGGTCGGTGTCGGTGTACTTGGCTATGCCGCGAAGCATTGCCATCATCGGCTGGATGTGGTTGTTGCGTAGCTCCGGATATGTGCGGCGTATGACAAGTATCTTTATGCCGTCATAATTTGCCGCAAGCAGTATCGCCTTAACACGTAGTGCCCACGTCTTACCGCCGCCCTTTGCGCCACCGTAGCATATGTATCGGTGTGTGGTGTCGGTTAGCATTAGCTCTTGCTTGGGGTTAGGCTTAAAGCCGAGATTGATTATCATTTTGCGTACTTGCTGATATCGGTTGTATCAGCATCCACTGTACCCTCATAGTCGTAGTCTTTGCCCTCGGCGTGTTGAGACTCGCCGGAACCGCCGAACACGAATTGTATCTTGCTATCGGTCTTTACCGGCGCGTTGAAGCCGTAAATATTGGTTACTCGCTCGAGTACAGTAGCGGCGTTTGCAGCAGCACGCTCGTTGTATTTGGTTGTTAACACCTCACCTGTGTCGGTAACGATCTCGGTCTCAAGATGTTTACGCGCGACGTTATATAGCTCTCGGTATCCGTCGAGTATCTCGTCGCGGCTCCACTCTTTTGAAGCTTTTGCCTGAACGAGACGCTTATACTCGTTTACAGCCTTTTCTATCCTCGGAAGCTTTGCAAGCTGTTTGCCACGCCTGCTTATGGTGGAGTCCGGCACCGGATTTCCATAGTCGTCCTCAAGCGGATATCCCGACGCACGGTAAGCGGCAGCAGGATTGCCAGTTATGGCGAGTATGCATACATACGTTTCCTCGACTTTTGCCGCGTCCGGATGCTCAAGGTTTAGCATAGCCCTCCATGTTTTGTGCGCCGCTCTCGACTTAGAAGGCGGTGCCGGCTTATCGGTGTCTCCGGGCGGCGGGTCCTGCCCTTTTTCTTTCCAGTATGTCGTGCGCCTGCGCATACCACTGTAAGTTCCCACTGCTCCCACCTCCCTGCATGTTAGATAAAGCGCGGGCGAGGATTTGCACCTCGCAACTCTTCCTATCGGGTCGCATGCCCAGTCGGTACGCAGCCATTCCGTGTCTACCTATTCCACCACCGCGCTTTATCACTGATAAAAGTACAATGAAG